ATCTGCAGTCCAATACACTGCATCGTATTCTTGTGTTTGTTGTTTGCCAGTAAAAGGGGAAGCTGTTTGTCCTATTGCTCTAAACAAACTGAAATTACTCCTAGTGAAATTAGGAGTGCTTGGCATAGGTATTAACTTAGCCACGACCCATCAATCCTTTTCTAAATGAACCACCACGAACTGCAGCTTCTAATACTGCTCCCTTAGTAACGTCTGATATTTGAGGTAACATCTTTGTAACTTCTGCTCTTACTGTTGGCACAACACCTGTGGCAAAGTTTATAGATTGATTAACTATAACTGGTGAACCGCCCATAGCGTTTTTGCTGTTCATATTGTTCATAATAGTTCCGCCAGTGTTGGGTACAAATATCTCAGCACCACGTTCGCCAACCATTGTTGGTATTCCCTTTTGCACTGAACCTCCACCTGCATTATGACGTGGACTCATATAATTTGATGAACCTACTTTTGCTGTTCCTTTAGCTGCAGAACTCCCATCAAATAGACCTGTTCCTACAGTACCAGTGAAATTAGGAAATATGTGTGACAATATTCTATTGACTACTTCCATTTGTAAAAATATAGCTATTATTTGAGAAACTATATTTCTAGCAAAGTTTTTGAATGATTCAAGTGCGTTTTGTCCGTCTAAAAGGGAATCAACAAAATCTTTCGTAAATGCTTGTGAAGTGCTAACTACTGCTTGTTGCAATTCTTCATCAAAAGTTTTTGCTACTTTTCCTACAGTTTCACCTACATTATGTGTAACGTCACTTACGTTATTCAAATTATCTTCTAAATCAGAAGTATCAACAGTAAGACTTTTTATTATTTCGTCAAAGGTAGCTGAAGCACCTATAGCTTCATCAAAATCACCTATTATCTCTTGTATCTTTTTGCCTAAATCATCTAATGAATTTGTAAACCACCCTATACCTGCTACAAGTAAAAATATAGGACTAGCCTTCATAACTAAATTGAAAAGTTTTGTTGCTGCAGTAGCTAGAGTCAAGCTTTTTACCAGTTTGACTAAAGCAATTCCCATAGCAGCTAATTTAAGTGCAATAGCTATGCCCATTATTGCTATAAGTTCATCTTTAAATTTTTTGACAAAATCAAATGCCTTACTTATTGCTTCTCCTGTAAGTTCAAAAGCTTTTTTAACAACTCCACCTATAACTTTTGCTGTGTCTAAAGAATCAACTAATAAGACACTCATGTCTCTAGCTAAATCTAAAAGAACATCTTTTAAACCTCCTTGCCCTATTTCATCCATAAATAAGGAAGTAGCATCACCTAAGTTTGAAAATGCACCAGTTAAAGTGTTTGCTCTTTGGGTTATAGCTTCTGGAAACTTAATTTCTCCGACAGAACGTACAAACTTCATAACACCTTCTGCTGACTTATCAACAGTATCTGTTATCTCACCAAATTTTAAAGTTATTTTGTCGCCTTCTGTTTTACCTTCAAAACCTAAAGCCTGTAGTGATTCTATTGATGTTGTACCTGCCTTAAATATTGCTTGTGCTATTTGGTCAATCCCTACTCCCTGTGCTGCTGCTACATTACCTATTCCTCTCAAATCTTCTTTAGTAGGTTTGATACCTATTCTTCTAAATTCAAGAAATGCTCTAGTAACTTCATCAATTTGGAAAGTGGTTTGGGCTGTAAATATTTTTATCATATCTAAAGCCTGTGCTGTTTCTACTGAACTACCAGTGTTAGCTTGTAATGTAGCTTCCAAATCTTCAAACATTTGGGTTGTCTTAACTATGTTTCTACCTAAAGAAACTAATCCTACAGTTGCAAAAACTTTGGAAAGATTGCTAAAGGTAAGCATAGAAGATTTTGCTGTCTTATTAACATTACTTAATTGAGACTGCACTCTATTAAGACCTTGCTTTAAACCTTTGGTTTCAGCTTGTATCTCTATTATTAATTTATCTACAGGTGTTGCCATTATTCGTCAGGGTATAGTTCCATTAAATCGTCAAGTTCACCTTTTGTCATAGGCTTCTCTTGTTTCCCACCATTAAATTCCATAAACCCTTCTATTGCAGGATATATTTCGTGAAGTGTAGAATTCCAAAAGACTGAAGGTGTCCAACCTATCATTCCTAAACATACCTCCATAAATCTTTTCACTGGTAAACTGTCCTCTTTTATTCCTTCACTTCTTCTTGTGGCTTTTTTTCGGCATCTTCCTCTGTATCATCTACTGTTAATACAGTAGTAATTAAATTAGCCACTACCGAAGTAGCAGCCACTATGCCTGCATCTTGTATTATTTTAGATACTTTTCTTTGGTCAAAATCATTGCCCCCACCTCTTAAAGCAGGTAGCAATACTGCTATCATATCTGTAACAGATATATCTCCTTCTGACATTTTAGTTGCAAGTTTTATGATTCCACAGCCAACAGACTGCTCTATGCTCATAATTGCATCTATAGTTAATCTAGCCTTATAGGTTTCTTCACCTAAAGTTATTTCAATCTCGCCCTTTAGTGGGTTTGTCATCTGACTTCTCCTGTTTTGTACTTGCCATTGCAAGTTTGATTGTAATAATGTCATCTCTTTCATCTACTGAACTAGATAACACCTTATAGGACTTACCATCTACCTTAACTTCAGATGGGTCTTTTCCTAACTGGTTGGCTACTTCAAGGACATCCCCATTAATCATAGCAGGGATGTCGCCTTTACTGCCTTTAACTTTTACCTGCTCCCAAGCCATGATTAGACTGTAGCGAATGTAATAGCACCTGCACTTTCAAAAGATACACTGTAAGTTACCTCTCCGTTGTACTCACCTGCATATTCTAGGGAAGTAACTTGGAAAGCACCTGTAAATGTACCGAAATCAGGAACTAAGAATTGATAATTATTTTGTGTGTCATCTAAAGCATTAGTCCTTATTGTTGCTTCGCTTGCTGCATCTGTGAATACACCACTGCCTGAAACGCTAATAGATTGAACTCCTGCTGCTGCTAATAAAGTTCTTTTGTTAGAACTGTCCTTATTAGTAACGTCTACGGATTCATTATTAACTGTAAGACTTGTTGACCTTAGACCTGCTATTGTTGTGAAAGTTTCAGGAGAACCTGCGTTCCCTACTTTCATTAACATAGCACTACCTTTCTGCGCTGCCATATTATGCTCCAATTACGAAGGTAGTATTTAATTACCTTCTAATTAATAAAAAAGGCATCTGCCAACTGTGTTATTTCGGTAGTTAGTAGTTAATTAAGTACCTAATATAACTGCACGAAATCTCATAACTCCGTGCCTTGTGACCCCATCAGGGTCTCTCATAATGTCGCTGTATTCAAACCTGCTATTAATTAGGTTATATCCAGTAACAGTAAGACTGTAATCATGCAACAAATCATGAATCCTGTCCATGATTGTTTTTGTTTCTTTGCTCCCTTTGTATTGAGACCAAACATGAATATTGATTGTTAATTCTCCACCATCTACGTCTTTGGTGCTGTAATCTATGGCTGTTTCTTCGCCTATAGTTATAAAAGGATAGCTGTTTCCTTCTTGTACTTCATCATATACCCCTGCTCCGTGTGTAGAGGTAAGGGTATTATCGCCATTTAATCTACTGTAAATAGCGGACTGTAATGCAAATTGACCTATAGCCATTATTTAAGATAACCCCCTGCTTTAAATATCCTATTTATTTTTGCTCTGTTTTTATTAAGCGCAGGATGCATGAAAGGTCTTGGGTGCATCTGTGATGTTCCAAACTCTAATGCCTTTGCATAAGGAGCAGATGCAACTATCTGACCAATAACTTTAGTGCCTTCTGATTTAACTTGGCTTGTTATGTTTTGTGCAAGATAACCAGTATCACTAGCAGGCGGTTGTCCTGCAGCAGAAGCGGTATGTGTTCTTCTAGGATTGTATTTCTCGTAAGTTTCTCCTGAAGGGCTTCCACTAACAATACTTGATTTAGCTGTGCCTTCAACTAATGTGGTGCTTCTTTGCACTAACCCTTTTAAATGTTTCTCAGGATTAGTAACCATTCTTTTCTTTAACTTATCTTGAAAAGCGTTTAAATTCTTTATTCCACTTTTAGCCATTAGATAGCTACTCCCAATTCACACTCTAATTCTAAGAATCTGTCTCTGTTGTCTACGTTCTTAATGTTTTTTATGTTGTAGTAATCGCTGTCGTACAGTATGCGGTAATTAGTACCTATATCACGCCTATAACGTATCGTAATCGCATGAACAGTCTTTTCTTGTACTTGACCCTGCCTGTAGGTTTCCGCTCCCCTGAGCGGCTTTATGTCAGCCCATAAATTAGTGAGGGTAGTCCATGCTTCCGTTAATCCACCACCTGCATCTCTAGTATTGGTTGGTTTTTGCAACTGTATTTCAAATCGCATCTTTCCAATGCTCATTATCC